AAGTTCCTATTAACCATAATGCATTGTAATGGAGTGCTATTAGTGCTTACTGTGTCACAGTTTTAATACTTGACTCTTATGTCACATGTGCTGAGCCATGCGACAGCATATGTCACATGTGCTGAGCATATGTCCAATCCTATTATGTCAAAAATACAGTGTTTCTGGGTCCCATCCGGGGAGTGGCTTCTACTCTCTGTTCGGGGTACCTTCGTTAGTTGCTCTCTTTAATTTTAAAAATTTTAATAGGATTGTTCTTAAAGGTTCGCTGCTGCACGTTTCTTAATAAGTCCGTTTCAAAAAATTAAAAATAAAATTTTGAGTCTTAAAAGGTTCGCTGGGATAATAGGACCGTAATAAGAACACGGTGATTTAGATGGCTTATTAAAACGTGGCCATATTATTAAGAAAGCCTGTGAGATGTGTGATGACCCAAAGAGTCAAGCACATCACGAAGATTATAACGATCCTCATACAGTCAAGTGGTTATGCAGATCTTGTCATCTTGAACATCACAAATTGTCAATCGTGGAACATCAAATATGAATATTAAAGATCTTTCTGCTATGATAGAAGTATCTAAACAAACTGAGGATACAGAACAATGTATTATTTAATTGAACACAAAATACTCGAACTTCATGATTATACACATTCCAGATATATGGAAGTTGGAGCCATATCTATGACCAATACCATTAATAAAATTAACAATGTTATCGACAATGGTAGGTACACATTGATCCACGATTCAGAAATCGGTCTTATTAGGGTTGAAAGTGTTCTAGATGAAATCGAGCAGAAGATTGCCGAGATTGACAAGAAAATTCTAGATGTCAATGGAACGTTAGCCATATGAATGATCTAGACGCATTTCTGTTTGGTGTTGCAATTTTGATCGTTGCTGGATTTGCGCTGCGCATCTTGCTTGACATCTTAATTCTTTAAGATTAAAGTGATCCTAGTTGTATAGGAGGAACAGTAATGTCGATGAATGAATTTGTGCCCATGGGCTGGCGTTGCCCGAATTGTGGAAGCGCACATGCGCCGAATGTGGTCACTTGTCCTGTGCAAGTGCCGACCACCACGACAATGTCCAATACCTGTGAGTTGCCATGGAAATGTCAAAACTGTGGCAAACTGAATAGTTCATTACTTCAAGAGTGTCATCATTGTCATTTTTTAATTTAAGGATTAAATGATGATCCATGATCCCCGTTATGAACCAGTCGAACAGTCTCTTCCTGAGGTTCTACCTCCTATCAGCATGAAAGACGCTCTGGGTGTTTATAAGCGCCTGGTGAAGACTTTCGGCAAGACGAAGGATATCCCGGTGGGTGTCCTGGAACAGCGTGGTGGGCGTCCTATTGGCACCAACAGGCAAAAAGCCAGACGTTGCTGGGCATCGACCAAACCGACCAAGAGTCATTACAAGGGTTGGGGTCGTCTGATCCATGATGCTTCTCATTATGTCTTTAAGAAACGTCATCCTCGTGCAAGGCCCCATGATGGTGGCCATGCCACTCTGGAACGTGAGATGGTCGAATGGGTGATGAAGAAAGGTCTGATTGAAAAGACCCTCAAGAAAGGTGTCAAGAAACCTAAGACCGTGGACTCGAAAATGTTGGCCATTGATGCGTCCATTGAACGATGGGAACGAAAGGCCAAGCGAGCCGAGAATGCCCTGAAGAAATTGCACCGCAGAAAGAAAGCCTTGACATCTCGACTCGATTCTCTTAGAGTCACTTCAATCTGATCCTATTAGGAGGAACCATGAAAGAGCACGGCACCGAAACCTATAAACTTTTCCCGGTCTTTCATCCGACAACTGGTGAGAAGATCTTTTTGGAATACGGTTTGTTAGGTTTCCTTAAGGCCGATACTGAGGACAGAATTAAATTGTGGGATTCCATGTATGGCTCTTTTAGCTTCACTGAGAAGCAAGCTGCCATGGCAGGTTCCATGTTTGGTTGGGACGTTCCTCCTGCCAAGCCAGCAGTTGACCGCGTCATGGCCTTTAATTAAAGAACTGTTAGGAGTTTACATGGAAATCAATGAACAGGTTGCACTCAAGGTTCTTCAGACCATTGACCAAGGACTTGTCAGGGGTCTAGGTGATCCAGTTCCTGGTCAAATGTGCGTTGAAGCAGCGGTATGTTTTGCCCTAGATCTGCCTCATTCTGATAAACCCGGATGTGTCAGCGATACACTCCGTCTTTTAAAGATCATGTTGAATGATTGTGAATGGTCATCTTCTCAGTCAAGAGCAGCTGGCCTTCGTCGCCTCGGAATTGCCCAACTTGGCACTAAGGATCAGCTAGATGAGATTGAATTTGTCAAGCGTGTTATTGTAATGGTAGTTAACACCACATTGGCCGAAGCACTCGACAGAGCAGGACTTTCAAATCATGCAAAAACCTGTCGCAATGTGACTGATATAGAATCTGCTAGAGATGCTGCTACGGATGCTTTTGGTTTTGGTGCTTGGAGTACTAGTCTTGCTAGTTGGTCTGCTGCTGTTGGTGATGTTGTTTTTGCTGCTAATTGTATTGCTAGTAGTGATCCTCTTCTTATTTACACCTATGCTGTTGAATATATTACTCGTGTTGTTGCTTGGATTTCTAGTGACCTTGACGATGCAAACTGTGACAAAGTGCTTTCAGACTTTGCTGAGCGTGTAGTTCAGATTCTGATTGATATGAAGGCAGCTGGTACTCAGTGGCTCTACCTAACAGAAACATGAGTAATTATTATGACCTTTGAAGAATTTCTTGCATCGATTGGTTTTGGTCCGGGTGCTCGCGTCGATGCCAATTGGAAACAGGTATGGGATGCGGGTTATGAATCCGGTCGTGCCGATGGCTATGAGTCTGGTTATGACGCTGGACATTATGATGCTAGTAACCATGAACACGAGAAATAGATTATAAACGCAATAACTGACACATCACTTTTCATAATTGCTATGCTTGCTTTTATAACAATTGTGGGATGCATTTCTTACATCATCTTTGATGAAGATGATTTGATCATTCCTCTTAAGAAAGTTATTAAGTTCTTTTTCTACACACTAGTCGGAATAGGTGCCGTACCAGCGTTTATTATTGGTTTTGCTTTAATGATTATCTTCGGCCCATTTTATATGTTGGGTAAATTTTTCGTGACAGGAAAGGAATAAAATGAAATTTAGCTACGATAATTTTTTGGTTAATATACTTAAAACCTGTCTAGTCGGGTTTCTTGTATTAATGTTTGTTGTGCTGATCCACGTTGTTGCTATTTACTGGTAAGGAGAAATTAAATGATCTGGTTTTTACTTCTCGGTTGGACAGCAATAAGCGTTTTATATTTGTACACTTTCGGTTTTACACCGAAGACATTCTTACAAATGTTTATCCTTCTTCCAGTATTCTTAATAGGATTGATTACAGTATTGTTCCTAGACTTCTTTCGCCTATGAACTGGTTTCTGTTTTTCTTTGCGTTGGTCCTTTTGATTCTCTTATTACTCAAAGATACGAGCGGCCCACAATGATCATCACACTCACATGTCTTGCCGTAGATAGCGCATGCACGCTCTGGCTTTTCATAAAGTTTTTTGACTGGTGGTTCGATATGCTTTATTCACCTGATGAGGAAAATTATGAGCACTATTGATCAACGAAGAGCAGCGGCATTCTTAAGACTTGCTGAAGATAAGGCACTCCTTGAAATTCGTGTTGCCATGCTCGAAGAACATTTACGCAGGGCCGATGAAGTTGAAGCCACTATCACTGCCGAACAATGGTTCACGGAGCGAGACAGACTTTTGGGTCGTAATGAAATACATCACTTGTATCTCAGGGAAATGGCTACCTAGCGGTGGCGTACATGTCAATGAAGTTAGAACTGGCCACATTTGTCCAAAGTGTGGATTTCACCACGAATGGTCTGCTTACGTTTATGCCCATTGGGATATTGCACTGGAGCATCATTGTCAGTGCCACACAGTTACTGTGTTAAAATCTGGTGTAATTAAAGAAATTGACGGCGAGCCGTTGTTTGAGGACCTAAATGATTTCGAGTGAGAGACTTGATTGGATGGCAGCTACTGCCAAGCTAAAGGCCAGTGAGGGCAGCGCATCCCTATGGGATAAGGATGTGGCCAAGGCGCTTGCAGAACTTCTAGAGAAGCGCCAGGAGGCAGACAATGATATTCGGAAAGGATAAGATTGAACTCGATTGTCTGAAACTAGAAAATAGATCCCTCAAAGGGAAATTAGAAACTGTGGAGCTAGATTTCATAAAATTGGAGAAGGAATATTATAGAGTTATTGACGAAAATAAAGTTCTCCAGGCCAAAGTCGATTCTATCAAAGGAAATGAACCGAGTTCTGAATTGGCTGAAGTCTTAAACGCTTTATTAAAAATGTCAGAAGGATAACTATGTCTTCTACTGTATACGGGGGCTATAAAGATTTGAAGCCTGTACGAAATAGAAGATTTGATGAACAAGGTGGACTTTGTTATTACTGTAAACGACCCATGATTCGCGGTCCATTAGATGTTACAGGTAAGAAACAGCCAAATTTGTTATGTACGTTAGAACATCTGATTGATCGTCTAAATCCTTCTCGATGGGATGAAAACCATAACAGTGAAAAGAGATACGTCGCTGCATGTGCCCAATGTAATCACGGGCGATCCGCATGGAACACAAAACATGCTCCTAAAGATTTGATTATGATGCTCAGTCATAAGCCTCGTAATATGACTGCCAAAGATTTGATTCTTGGATACTACGCGACCCGAGAATACGTAGAACCGCCACCGTTTGTCCCACAATGGAAAGATTAACTTGATTTTTAAGAATTAGAATGTTTTAATAATACCTTCACTACACTTAATGGAGATTGAGATGACTCAGACAGAACAAGTTTATAATCACCTTCGCAACCATGGCTACATGACCCAAGTCATTGCCAGTAACTACGGTATTCGTCGTTGTGCGGCTCGCATCAATGATTTGAAGAACCGTGGCATTCAGATCAATTCTGAAACCAAGTTCGATGACGCTGGTGTTCGTTACGCTTATTACACACTGGCTAAGAAAAAGTAAAATGGGCTTCTTTACACATTGGGGAAGGCCATCTAAGAAAGATGAGCCTGATCGTCCAAAATACCGGATTGTGAAAGAAGAATGGCCTAGCGGCAAGGTCAAGTATTGGATCGAGGAATGGACAAGCCACTATGCTTGCGAAGAAAACATTTGGTTGACTGTTGCATTTCCTGGATTCATTCCAAATTCTTTCGACACATTGGAAGAAGCTAGGAAGATGTTAGATTCCCTTTTATTGCCGGTTCCAGAACCAATTACGACAGTCGTGGAAGAACGATGATTACTGCCTATTTTCAATTTTTGTTTGATGGTCGTCTTGACGGAAAGCCGGTCTCAAAGACGTTCAAAACCGAACAAGATAAAGTTGCGTGGTTTCGCCAAGCACAGAAAGACTTGAAATCCGATATTCGCTTTCGAAGAGACATTCAAGAAATTGGTGACGACACCGTAACGTGTGGTCACTGTCACGGAACAGGTAAGGTGTACAGAACATGAAAGAATGGTGTATCAATAGTCCCTTTTGACTTTCTGGATTATCGTCATTGTTGCAATATGTCTGGATAACATAATTAGCAATCTTCTTCGGGTCTTTGTGGTTAAGAAGAAATAGTTGACATCTAAATTCTGAACTATTAAGATTACCCTAATCGGGAAACATAGGAGATTGTATGTACATTGAAGCACTATTCGGCTTAGTTATACTCGGAACCGTTCTATTTGCACTTCAGGCAAAGGTTACGAAAACATTTGGGATCTTCCCATGGTTTTAGCAGCTTTATTTTGTTTTGGTGCAGCTGGCTACGGTTTTTTCAAACTAGCTTTTCAAATTTAAGGAGATTATATTATGTCTAAAATGAAAGAATGGGATGAATGCACACCCAAAGAAAAAATTGAACGTTGGGTCAATGCCGAACGTGTGTTGACCAGTCTTCCGAAACACGAACGCGCCAAACACTGGAATATGCGTCATTGGGGTGTTGAGACCGAATGCGGTACTGTGTGCTGTGCTGCCGGTCATTGTGGTCTTGATCCCTGGTTCAACAAACGAGGTTTCATTTTGAAGCCAGTCAAACTCGAAAACTTGATCGAGACATACGCACCCAGTCTTTTGGAAGAGGATAATGTACCCAAAACACTCAAAGAATTGGATGAGGTAATTGGCCCAGTGGAAGCCGGTCGTGGTGGCTTCATGAACGATGTTCAAACTTATGATTTTTTTGGCGACGGTGCTGATGAGATTTTTGGCAATCCAGACAGTCGTTCTGTGAATCAGGTCATCAAAGAAATTCGTCGCCACATTAAGAATATGAAGCAAGAAATCGAACTTTCCGAAAAGCTTATGAAGCAAGAAATCGAACAACTTCGAACTCTTTATAAAGAAAGGAAAAGGGATTTTCTTAAAGATCTCGATAAGGATCTTGAAGAGGAAATCAATGCGATCCGTGAAAATTACAGAATCGGTTGAAACTTAAACCATGAAAGCTATACTTATTGATACGAATGTCAAGGAAGTCCGCGAAATTGACATAACGGGCGACCTTGGCTCCCTATACTCTGCCATTGGCTGCGATCTGATCGAGAGCGTTTACGCACCAGTACTCGTTGGTGATGATGTGATGTACGTCGATGAAGAGGGCCTGTTTAAGTCAGACATCCCGATGTTTGAGTTTGCCGGTGGGCTACAACCCTTTGCTGGCAGAGCAATCATTATTGGTAATGACGATAATGGCGAAAGTTCCGACGTTCAGACACCTTTGAGCATTATACAGGACAGCACATATTTTTGGTAAAATCTTTTTGTGTGGGTTACCGTACAGACATGAAACTTGTGGTATGATCCTCGGTGTAGGAAATTACCTACACCGATTTACCAAGGAGTTAACATATATGGGTTCTGCGAGCAACGCCAAGCTAAAGCCTGAAACTGTGACGCATTACACAGTGTTCCATCGATACACCCACGAGGCAGTAGGCGACGATTTCACACTCGATGGTGCCAGGTACTGGGCAGCTAGGCTCAACGAAGAAGACGATGCCGATTTCTGGTCATACTTCGAAACAGAGAAGTTTCAGATGCTTGACAGCCTGTTGAGTCTCGTTCAGGATCACGAAAACAGGGGGTGATCTGTGATGGAAGATCAGGGTAAACCACACGGAAAATGCAACAGAAGGGCGTGTAATAATCGCCCTGCCGTTTGCTATTCAGATGTCGAAAATGCCTATTACTGTGTGAGATGCGCTGCTGAAATCAACCTATGGCTTCCTGCCAACGTCAAACCAATCGACATCCCGAAAGGAGAACATCGTGACTGATAGAGTACATTCGTTGACCATTGTCCTAAAACATGACGTTCGTGTGGACGAATTGGAGGACATTGAGACGGCTTTGAAGATGATTCAAGGCGTTCTGTCGGTTGGTCGCAATATTTCGGATCACACAGAGTATGTGGCACAAGAGCGTGCCACCTGGGAACTTCGCAACAAGATTCGCGATGTTCTTTGGCCACAAAAGTAGTTGCTAATTATTAAAAGCAACGTATAATAGAATCATTCTAATAGGAGACCACGAATGAATGCTGCACTTGACCTAAGAAACAGTGATCAGTTTGATTACTATCATCATCCGTTGCCGGTCAATCAGGATTGCCACGATTTTATTAAAACTTTAGTGAATGCAAACGGTTGTTCTCAAAAAATTGCCTCTGGTTCTTATGGTTCTGTTTACCAAATCGGTGACAGTGATAAAGTGTTAAAGATTTGTCAGTCTCCAAGTTTAGACCGAGACGGTTATCATACGTTTCTAGAAATGGTGGTGACGATGAAAAATAACCGATTTTTTCCTAAAGTTGAAAATTTTATCAGGTATAAAACAAACCAACCTGTCATTGTTTACGGTGTCGTTATGGAAAGGCTTGTCGAAATGAGAGATGCGTCCATCCAACAGTTAACAGCCATAGCACATGATTCATTTATTAATTTCAAGATGCCTGAACCTTGGGGTGTACAGGTCACGGATACACAGTCGTTGACATCTTGGGAAATTATCCATCAAATAGTTACCTATCTTCGAGAAGCAATTCGTACTGACAAAATAGACACTGTGATTAACAACTTGGAATTACGTGAGGCTTGTAAAAGTATTTCGCGTCTTTTGCAAAAGAACAGGGGTTTCTGCAATGATTTAGGCAGTTCTAATATCATGTTGCGTCCTGTTGATGACGAATTTGAACTTGTAATAACCGATCCAATCGCATAAAGGAAAAATAATGGCTTACTTTCTTAAATCAGGAACAACTTTTAAGGTCTCTTCTAAAGAGCAGATGGATCTTTATGAAAATCTTCCTGCTGGAAATTACACAATCAAGGTAGCCCCTGGTGTTGGTTTCTATCTAGATCAAATAGAAGATTTTGTGATGCCACCAAAAATTTACGGTGATGTGTCGAAGAACACCAATCGTATCATAAGCACTTTTAAAGACCGTAAAGGTAGCACTGGTATTTTGCTATGTGGTGAGAAAGGTTCAGGAAAAAGTCTTTTGGCAAAAAATATTGCCATTGAGGGTGCAAAAATAGGCATCCCAACTCTTACCATTAACTCCGCTTTTTGTGGAGATGCATTCAACAGTTTTATGCAATTGATCGATCAACCTTGCATAATTTTGCTTGATGAATACGACAAGGTCTACAATGCTGAGGAACAACAACAGTTGTTGACTCTTCTCGACGGTGTGTTTCCTTCTAAAAAGTTGTTTGTGCTTACGGTTAACAACAAGTGGTCTATTGATCAGCACATGAAGAACAGGCCGGGACGCATTTACTACATCATCGATTATGATGGTATAGACGAGCAGTTTATTCGTGAGTTCTGCCAAGATAATTTGAAAAACCAGTCTGAAATTGATAGAGTCGTTCAAGTGGCTCACACGTTTGATAAATTCAATTTCGACATGTTGAAGGCAGTTGTCGAGGAAATGAATCGATACGGTGAATCTGTTGTTGATGTAATTAGATTGCTAAACGTCAAAGCGGAGTTTGCTTCACAAGTCAATTATGAAATTACTCTTAGTGTAAACGGTATACGTATTAATTTAGACTCATATAACAATTCTGTTTTAACTAACCCTCTTTCTAAACATTTTGTTGTAGACTTTCCAATAGGAAAAGATGAAGATGGAGATGTTATTGAGCAGTTTATCGAGGTCACACCAAACGATTTGAAATCAATCGAACAAGGTGGCCAACGATATATCTTCGAGAAAAGCGGAGCGGTAATAACGCTCACTAAAGCAAAGCCTGTAACATACAATTATTTGGATCGCATGTAATGGCTCATTACGAGGAAGCATCGAAACGTTTGATAACCTGGATCAATTCTGATCTGGGTCGTCAGGCCGATTTCAAAAAACTCTATCCTGGTACGGTGCAAGAATATTTGAATCACTTTGCTTATAAACATAATGCAATTCCAGACTTGATAAGAGCGATTTTAGTGATCGAAAATGAAAGAGTTGTTGACAAGATCATGAAGCTGTAGTATTAATAGGATTCCTTTAATACTACTGGAGGTAACATGAAAAATTTATTCGTTATGATCGGTTGTTTGGTTCTCGCGGCCTGTGGTGGGTCCGTTCAGGTTGTTAAGAACCCACCTCCCGTTGTTCAGACTTATACCGGCCCCGCTGGTTACTACACCTACGAAAATCCTTCTACGGGGGAAAGCGGTAAGCTGCTTTTGGCACCGAACGGATTTTTCTATTCTGAGACTTCTGTCCCACAATGTATTATGTTACAAACCGGCTCTATTACGGTAGCCAGTGATAACTTTACGATCAGTGGTGCCGAAGTCAGTGTCGAAGATCAGCTTGCCGACAACTTTGCTTGTACGGGAAACACGAATCTGACTATTGGTGGTGATGTTATCGTCGGACAAGAATTGGATTTCAATACGTCTGACGGTGGTGATATCGAATGGGTTTACGATCCTTCGACATCACAGGAGACTGCCAGCCTTACGAAGATTGCTGGCCAGTACCAGACCGAAGATGGTACGGTATTGAACATCAACGTTGATGGGACTATTGATGCTCAAGACAGCACTACGGGCTGCGTCATCAGTGGAACTGTCGTGGTTCCTAACTCTGCCGTCAACGTCTATGCAGTCACGTTTACATTCAATAATTGCACTGGTAGCAGCGCCATTCTTAACGGTAAGACCGCGAATGGTTATTATGCCTACGATTACGACAATAATTTGTTGTTTGGTGGCGCATCATTGATCTATCAGGGTGCCACTTACATCGTAGAAGGTGAGGTTCAGAAACTATGAAAGCCTATGTCACAAAATATGCATTAACCACTGGCATCCTAGTAGTTGATGGTGAAGTGTCTACAACTAGCTCTGACATGTTGATCTACAAGTATGGTTCGGATTATCCGCAATACGCGCACAAGCAAGGTAAAGATTGGCACACGACTGTGGAAAGTGCTGTCGCACAATCCATGAAATTGCGTGAAAAGAAACTTAAATCTTTACGCAAATCCTTGGCAGATATTGAAGCGATTATTGAACAGGATTTTGTGGATCAATGTTCTAGCTAAATTTGGAGCGAATTAATGAAACATGTTACGGGTTTTTTGATATGGCTACTCGATATTCTTTTCGGTGTAGCAGTGATTTTTGGCATTGTCTTGATTGTTCAAGTGATATTCTTTCCTCAGGAAAATCTATTGCTTGATTTCGGTAAATGGTTGAGTTCTCGTCAATTTTAAAAGGAAATTTTATGAGTTTTGCTAGTCGATATATCAATGAAGTGAAAACTAAGGACTATCGTGGTAATGAATCTTCGAATCAGACCTTGAATGTTTTTCGTTTGGTTCGTGATGTTGCAATTGTGCTTGGATTGGTTGTGCTGGTTCTATTTTTGAATCCAATTACGTCAGTGGACACAGGTACTCGCGGCGTCGTGACGAATGGTGGCAGACGGTCTTATTAATATAATTATAACTATTAATAAAAACCGCGTATTATTGATATTGACTGATAGGTTACGAAGTATAAATACGTGTTCATAACCCATATTTCATACAGGAGAATTCACATGTTCAAATCACTTATTGCAACGGCTCTGGTCCTAATCGGATTGTCTTCAGTGGCGTTTGCTGATGAACATATCGATATCAAGGGATTCCACCTTGGAATGACTCAGCAGGAAGTTGACACATTCAAAAACGGTTATTACCGTACTGATGCACCAACATTCGATAGAAAGACATTCAAACAGCTACCACCTTTGGTGCCTTGTTTTGATGACTGTAAGCCTGGTGAAACACCGATCTTTACTATTGGTGGTGCGGGAATCATGTTTGATTCAACACAACCATTTGTTCATTACACGGAAAATATCGCAGATAGAGTATTGATTACTCTTAGTCCTTCTAAGTTTGATGTAATAAAGGACGCTTTGTTAACAAAGTATTCTGCTACGAAGTGTGTAGACAGTGATGTTAGTAACGCTATGAACGCTCATTTCACACAAACGCAATGCACGTATCAGACGGCTACAGAGGTTTTGACCTTAACCAGGTACGTTGACTTAACCACATCAGCAATTACTATCAATAGTGTTGACAATTTGAAGGCTAATGCTGAACAAGCAGAAAAAGCGAAGAGGGATTTATAACGTCTAAATACACCATACAACCCATATGGTGATGAATGGACTACAAGACTCGCGATATCGTCTGTGCCGCAACAATGTTGATTTTTGATGCTCAGCTTAAAAACATTGAAATCGAACCAGGCACCCGTAGAGGAACGTTTGTTCTTACTAACGTGCTAGAAGAAGACCTGGATCAATTCAACCTTGGAAACTTGTTAGTAGAACCTGTGCGATTCAATGCTCAGGTACGTTTCCTTTCCAGTGCTATTAGTAAGCTCATTGAAAAACGTTCATAATTGACACCAATCCTATTAGGAGCATTCGTTATGGTCGAAAAAAAGTCAGGCAATCGGTGACCTTGGAAACAGGGTTACCCTTTGAGCCTAAATACCATTTGATTCTGGTTAGAAATTGTTGCATAATTTGATTGTCATCTACCAAACGGGAGAAACAATTATGTTAATGGGACCAGAACCTTCAGTTTTAGACACCGCAGCGTGGGTAATAACCGTCACTGGACTTATTATCGCTGCAATTTTTCGGTTCATTAAACCGAAGAAAAACGCTGAATCTGATGCAACGATACATAATCCGGTATGCATTCATGGTCGCGGCAACAAAGAATATTGCTTGAGGTGCGACATGAACGAATGGTAATCTTTAGGAGAATAATAAATGACAGGTTCAGTATTAACGCTCACTCTCAGTGCGGCAGATCTTGCTGCTTTAAATTCTGGTAATGTAATTATATTGCAAGGTCCACAACCGGCGTCAAACACGCCAGTTGCAAATACGACACCTGTAGGAAATACAACTCCTGTAGCTAACACTACCCCAGTTGCAAATACGACACCTACACCTAACACAACTCCAGTGGCTAATGCCCTATCTATCACCAGTTTTGCTCCAACAACTGGTGGTATTGGAACCCAATTTACGATTAATGGAACGGGTTTCACTCAAGCCAATGCGGTTAAGATTGGCGGGTTACAATTTGCACCTACTAAGATCGTATCTGATTCTCAGATTGTGGCTACAGTGCCATCTGGTGCGGTTACAGGCGGCATTGCTGTAGGATCTCCTATTACCTGGGCATTCGACAACAGTCAATTTACAGTTACCGGCACACCAGCACCTACTCCAGTTCCAACTCCTAACACTGCACCAACTCCGGTAGCAAATACTTCTAATTCAACACTTGTAGCAAGTACTTCAATTCCTGTACGTACTATTACACCTTTGACTCCACCAACAACCGGTATGAAATTTATTAAGGTGAGTGGTAATACATTCGTTGATCAAAACGGAACAGAAATTGTCCCTAATGGTGTTAACGTATCAGGTCTCGAAAATACTGCAATTCAAGATTGGGATGGTTCTAATTATTGGGGTGATTCTGGATTCCCAGGATTACCACCGGTTGCATTGTTACAAGAATGGGGCGTCAACATCGTTCGTATTCCATACAACACTGCAAGCTGGTTAGGTTTGGTTTGTGTCGATGGTGAAGGCGTAAAGCTTATGCCAGCTGATCCTGCTGGAATCTATCCAACAGTTCTAGACCAAGCAGTTTTGGCCTACACTGCGGCAGGTTTCTACATTATCATCGAGCAACATTGGTCTGCTCCTTTCCTTAAGACTATTCCTAATTACCCTAATGGTGCGTATTTGGCACCACAAGGTCAAGGTTCATTTTCTGATGCATCAACCAGCCCTGTAGCGTTTGCCGAAATTGCAACTCGTTACAGTAAGTTCACTAATGTGATTTTGGGCTGTTTCAATGAGCCTTTCTTGGATAGTTTTGGTCCTGTTGTTCCATCTGATGTCGGTGTTGTTCAAAAGCTTGGTGGAACCTGTGGTAGGTTCTCTAACAATTCAGATGCCGGTGCCGATTTCACTATCACTGAAACTTGGGAAGTCTGTGGGTTTCAAACCATGATTACTGCTGCTCGTAATGCAGGATTTACCGGTCCAATTTCTGTTTCTGATCGTTCATATGCTCAAGATCACTCAGCATGGTTGACTAATGTTCCAACAGATCCTCTTAAGAACATTTTTGCTGATTGGCATGCATATCCAACGTTTGGTACTACATGGGGAACACCGGCTTACACACTTGCTAATTACGGTGCCAACAATTCTGTAAGTCCAACTACTGGTATTAAGGGAACTTGTTACGAGTGGGTACTTGACATTAAAGCAGCTGGTTATCCAGTAATGATTACTGAATATGGTGATCATAATGCTGCCAATACTGTCGGAGCACCTTTCGCTTCAGCAATCACAACTTTTGCAAAAGCAAATAAAATTGGTACAATAGCTTGGGCATTCTGTGTAACTGGTGAACCAGACAACAATTTGCTTAAGGATACCAATGCGACACCTTGTGATGGATACGGTGTGTTTGTAAAGCAGTTCTTGACAACGGGAAATACTGCGAACCCTACCCATAATTAATTTGGCCCTGAAAGGGCCTTTGTGAGAACTTTATATTATGATTATTGAACATTTGACCGCTTTATTGGAAAAAGACAGACTTTATGTCTGGGATCTAGATAGTGCGGTCGAAATGTGTCGTTTGATCGAACCTATAGCACCCAAGTACGGCTGTCACGTTGCTTTAACCGGTGGATGCCTTTACAAGGATGGTCGTCGTAAAGACGCTGACATCCTGTTTTACCGCATTCGTCAAATAAGTGTAATTGATGAAGCTGGTTTATTAGAAAACCTTAAAGAGCTAGGTTTCGAAATAATCAAACGAAGCGGTTGGGTCGTTAAAGCCAAATATGAAGGCAAGCCATTAGACCTTTTTTTTCCAGAAGAACAGAAAATCGATGTTAGTGGTAATTGTATTGATGATCAATACCCAGCTGGCGACAGATGCCCAGCTTGTAATGAAAAACGTTATCTCCACATCGATCCGGCTTACCCGGATGTTGAAATTTGGGTTCATAAAAGAGGTCAATTTAAAGCCTGTCCTGAACTCCATAAGACATGGACAGAATCAGATGTTCCAGACAGAAAAATGTGTCCAGAGTGTAATCAAAGACTAGATTTTGATCTGGAAACAAATCAATGGTATCACCCACTAAACAAAATCATACCCAAAACTTGTCATAGAGTCATCTACGGTCAAGAAGCGGGAGTCGGTCTTATTAACCCTCTGTCAGGTGAAAAACATTGCCCAGATTGTAGTGAAATAATGTATTATCATCCATATGTAGATGCTTGGACACACGATAAATCGGGTTTTATTCCTAATCAATTAAAGTGTTCGAGAACTTACAACATTTGGAATATGTGGGATGTTCCGGATAATGGATTATGTCCAGATTGTAATGTTAGACTGCTTAAAAACGATGTTAATTTTTATCACCCAATGTAGTTGACTTTTCAATTTAATAATATTAGGATAGGTCTATGAACAAAGGTGAAATGTTAAACAAAATGTTGGTGCTGGTCACCAACAAATTTGAAGGTGTTTACGACAAGGCAGGTCAGCCATATGTTTTACATTGCCTAAAGGTCATGTATTACACCAAAACAGATGACGAAGAACTTCAATGCATTGCTCTCGGTCACGATTTGATTGAGGATACCGATGTGACATTCCAGTCATTATATGACATGGGTTTCACTAAACGAATCGTAAGTGGAATATCTGCCATGACTAAGATGCCAGGGCAAACTTCAGAAGAGTATCTTGAGGGCATCAAGAAAAACGGTAAGGATGCTATTCGTGTCAAATTAGCCGATTTACGACACAATAGTGATATTCGTAGATTGAAGGGTATCACCGAAAAGGATATCAAAAGGATTGCCAAGTATCATTCCATGTATCTAGAATTAAAGGACCTACTATGAAGTTTGCTTTGACATTGATTGCTTCTCTATTGAATTATTTTATGAGGATAGTATTATTCCTTGCAGCAGTTGTTTTATTGATATTGGCTTTGGTGACTGCGTTTATTGCAATGGTCCTAAGAATTCCGGGTAATTTAGTTGTTATTTTGAGCAACTACCTGTTTATCTATGGTAATCGTCTTACTGTTTGGTTAATCTCACCAACAAAGAAAGTGGAGGAAAAATGACAGTTCAATTGACTATTCATGTTTTTTCTGGAAAGCGAACAAAGAATCTTTTCAAGAAATCTGAAAGAATAGTCGTAGAGGATGGAATCACTACGATTCGTCCTTGGCGCAATGGTGGTCCTGGTGGGACACCCAAAGAGATTGAAGCGGCTTTTGCTGAATTTGCTCGTGCCATTAGGCCGGATGGTAATTGTCCTAGCGGCAATGCTGAGTCGCAAGGTTTCATCGAATATCAACTTGATTTGGAAGGAGCCGTCTAATGCTTTCTCAACGTGATTTTACCATGGACACAAAAATTCAACTTCGTTGGGAGTTGGCAGAGATTTCCAATCGTTTGAATAAGCTTCTTCGCTTGCACGCGAAACAAGGTCCTAGGGGTTCTACGGATACTGAGATTCACGAATTGCGAGCTAAGAGAGATAAGCTCCTTTCTCAGCTGAATTCTTATGGGTAAGAAAACCCGTAAAGATCTTCGCATCGAGGAATTGGAAGCACAGCTTCTCGAACAGACTAATCGTGCAAATGCCGGTAGAATCCTGTCTGGGAAGTTGTTTTCACATTTGATCGAAATCAATAAGTGGCTTTCTTACTCAAATGAAGTGGATCGCCATTATGGAGATGTTGAATCGCATATTGACTTTAACAATCAAATGATAGAGACTGTGCGCAAACGTCTTAAGGGTCAGAGAACGATCAAAGTAACAATCGACGGAGGACTGTAATGAGAGTCAATAGCGCGAAACGTATTTCCAAGCGTCGTCAAGGTGCCTTGGTGCGTCGTGAAGCCAACCTGAAGATGTTGGGTCAATTGGGCGTTCTTACTGGTAAGACCCAGGAAGAAAGGGACGAAATAGCGCGGAAGATTAACATTGCGAAGACCGATATCGACAATCTTCAAAAGAAAGGAGTACGTGTATGAACTGGACATTTTTCACTGGCTTTGTTGCCGGTTACGTTTCATGTTTCATCATGATTCGTGTGGTTAGGCGCATCGATGCTGCTCTCCTTGAAGATGCCACAAATGATGAGTAAACAGTACAGCGCGTCGCATCACAGTCTGACAGAGGATCTGAGCATGAGTAAACCAAATTGTTACAAATGTGTACATCGCCAGGGCATTCCCGGCAATTCACATTCATCGTGCCATCACCCTTCATTGAAGGCACTCAATGAAGATCCAATTGCCGTATTGATGGGACTTTTAGGTAAGCAAGCACCTTACATAAAAGCGAATGACTATTTTCCTAACGCGATTAAGGTTGTAGGTAATTCACACGGTATCGCTCACGGTTGGTTTGCTCATCCCTTTAATTATGATCCAGTCTGGCTTGAAAAGTGTGATGGGTTCACTGAGAAAGTAAATGACGCTATTGCAAGCACTCGGTGAAATTCTTGTAGCATTTGTATTTGCTATTGCTATATTTGGTCTGTCCTTAATTATAACAGTAGCTGATTTTATGTTTACGATCCTGTATTATATTTACAGTAAGATTTTTAAAAGTTAGGGGAAACTTATGCTTGTCGAATACATTGTTGTAATAGTGTCTAGATTTATCCTCCTAGTGTTAACATGCCTTGGATTTGCCAAGGTTCTAGAAATCGCAGAAAGGCTTTGGGGTAAGAAAATATCCCTAATCATCACCTGTGTTCTTGCATTACTTACCATAATAGGGTTTGTCGTAGAATTTCATATTAGGAATGAGACCTAGTTCTTGTTCCTATTAAAGAACCGTGTATAGTAGACCTACCTAGTCACTTACAGGAGAAACATATGAACGAAGAAATTATGGAAGTGAAGATTCTTGGTCAACGGCGCGAATTGGATCGTTTTCTGGCCTACGCAGCTGAGAATGCTCATCGATTCGCTACCGTCGAGCGTTTTACCGCTCATGGTCGTTTGACCACTGATCCGAATCGAGTCAGCTACGAAGTTGGCACCGTGGATCGCCCAAGCCTGATGAAAGCTTACGTTCAGCATGTCCATAACCAAAGCGAGGCTGCGTAATGATAATTCAATTCCATAAGACGGTTGCTAAGCAGAAACTTAACGACGACTCTAAGCAAATTGTTCAGACTGTGACTGAAGTCGCCATTTTGGACGACAAAATTGCTAAGGCTAGGTATTTTTTGGAACGTCAAGGAATCAAAGATATCAAGCCGTTGATTGCTGCACCCGAAAAAAGAGCAAATTGTGGATAACCTATGAGTGATGACGCTACAGACGCTGCTCGATACCGATGGTTGCGTGATACCGATCATTGGAACAAACCAATGCTGCCAGATTTTAACGGAACATTGATTCGTGGAGTCAAATGCACCAACTTCCATCAAGGCAGCGTCGCTTGTGTAGATTGGTTGAACGGCTCGCAGCTTGATGAAATTATTGATCTTGAAATGGCTGCGACTACTTCCAGCGGAGAAGTGAAATGACGGAAGGCACCTCAAAATGCGATGTTTGCGGCCACGACAAACCGCATGGGCACACTGAATTTGATGTGGTGCAGGAGCGGTTTGCGCTGAAATCGTTTGAAAGCCGCTACTCGAATACGGTCACGAGTTCATGGGATGGGGATACATCTACAATCGTCCCGCAGAGAACCAGTCGGGACATTGCCGCTGGCTATCATGGCGTGTTGTTCTCTTGTTTTTTGTTGCATGATCGCCTGTTGTAACGCGCCAGAAAAATATTTTGTGCATATGTGTGGTTACATAAAGAGTAAGCATGACATTGTGTCTCACTAACAAAAGGTGATTAATGAGTAACATATTACTTGATACTTGCGATTAAATCAAGATCCCTACATAATAGTAATCGGATTAATTTGAAGGAGAATTTTATGGGTATCTTTATGTTTTTTTGGTTGTAGAGGTAATAGGATTTTTACTTCAGTTGTGGGTGGCTAAGCGTTAATGCATGCGGTAAGCGGTCAATACCGACACCATTATTAAGACGATCCAACATGGAAATAACAACACCGGCAGTCACGCCTGCTGGAGGAACGAGTACATGTTTTGGTTGCAAAATTCGACACAAGCTTCAGTGGGATGCTGAGCAATCGAAAATGACTGTTGAACGTTGCACTTGCAAACAACACAGGACAGATGGAATACAAGCGACAGAGCCAGACAGGTTGACAATGGTGATAAGTATGGATAAAGTATTTCGCAACGTGCCGACATTTCATATTGAAGACGGCGAGAGCGTGGCCTACGTAGACCGTACTGACCCTACTAGAATTGTTTTTGAGTTTGATTGCTCGTCAATTGATACCGAGACTGCGGGCCGATTAATTGATTGGTTGACGGAGGCACTGCCTTTGGAAACGAAAGATAAACGACCGCGATCATTTCAAACCGGCGAAACAAGCTGCTACGGGTGCGAGGGTTCGCCATCCGGAAGCAACATTCCTTGCGCCGTTTGTGGGCGCGGATCGTCGGAAACGAAACCTCTTGGATGGTGCGTTCGATCTAATCAACATCACATGAATGCTCATCCTAAGGCAGACGACTGCATTGATTGGGTGGATCGTTCTGGGTCAACATTGGAGTAGTAATGGGTGTACATATACATGACAGTACAATGCCTGGTGGATTAACACCAATTTGTAATGAATGTGGAATTGCCTTATGTATGGATATCAGTGAAAACGAATATAAAAGACAAACCAAATTTTGGGATGAATGGATTTGTAAAGAATGTAACGGTGGCGAATCTATGAAGTATCCTAACTTTCGACCCATTAAAATTATTGAAAGAAAACCAAAAGAACAAACTTCCGGACATGTATGAAAAATAAATGTATTTGTGAAGGAAATTGGCGAGAAATTGTCAAAAATATGATCACTTAATAGGAAAGAAGTTTAAAGACAACTTCACCGGCAAAACCTATAGATTGTTTGGTTTAGTTCATGGTGGAGACGATTACTATTATGGTTTTCAGAATATTCATAATCATGCTATATTGTCTTCCTGTGTTGGTCGTTTAGAGGATAGTTTTAAGCTCATTGAGGATTGATTATGAATTGGACTACTGTTCTTTCCCACGTTGCCGTTTTTAGCATCACTTTAGTTGTTGATGTTTTCTGGGCAAATTACAATATGCGATCTGCTGAAAAGAAACCGCACCCTGCGGCGTTTTGGTCAGCTATGATTATTCTTGCCGGAACTTTCTCAACTCAGATCTGGCTTTCCAATCATTGGGTGGTTATCGATGGAGCCTTAGGAGCCTATCTAGGGACCTGGTGGGCCTTTACTAGGGGTAGAAGGCTGGAAGCCGCTCAGAAGGCTTCTAATGACCATACAGACGCTACCGAGTTAGCTAACACGCATGTTCCCATTTTTTTAACGGAGGCTAATAAGTGAAATTTTATTCTTATTGGGTTATTTCGGTCGTGTTGGCTAGTTTGGCAGCAGCAGAAAAGTTCGTATCAGCACTTCAACAAAAAGAACCAACCTATTTCTGGTTTTTAATAGCATTTGCATTTTTCTTTTGGTTATCTGCTTACGGTGCCATGGTCGAGGCCCGTATAGAAAAAGATCCACCAGATGACAACCCGTTTTGATAAGTATATGAAGATAACCTCAATTAGGAGTCTTCTATGCTTGCCATTCATGATGTGGTTCGAATTGTAGATCTCCGTAAACCTGAAGACGAATGGAACGGGACATTAGCTCTTTGTATCTCAGAAGAGTATATCCATTCAAGATTAGACTGCCGTGTTATTAAAATTAAGATTGGTGATGGCCTATGGGCCATAGAAGTTGGCCATGTCGAAAAGGTTGACGAAGAAGAACGATTACAATACTTTCGAAACCTAGAATCTAATAAGATTGTCGAATGGTCTCAATGCCACTGGAAACCTGATCTTAAAAGGAAAGACTTTAATATATGAGAAAGAAGAAAGGTGTCAGCTGGAAAGAACCTTGTGGTTGTGAGGTAGATGCTGTCAGGTTTATTAAGATGTGTCCTGCTTGCAAGAAATCTTTTGATGAAGTCTCTGCTCGCTGGGATATTGATTTTAATAACCGTACCGAGTTACCTGAAAAGACCGGTCTTCTTAAGAAACAGAGATAACTTCTAAATAAAATGCTTCGCAGGCCGAGCCAGGGACTTCCACCTGGCTTTTTCCTTTATTGGGCCAAGGGTTTCATATTCCTAAATAAAAACGTATTTCATTAGGAGTTTCTACCAATGGCAAATTTCCCTGTCAGTCCCGGCATCAGCACTACAGAAACAGATCTAACCACTTCCATTCCAGCGGTTGCAACCTCTATTGGTGGCTTTGTTGGTACATTCAATTGGGGTCCAGTTAACTATGTGACTCCGGTAAGTAACGAAGTTCAATTAGATTCTATCTTCTCTGATCCTGACGACACAACAGCAGAAAGCTTTTTCACAGCTGCTGACTTTTTGTCTTACTCTAACAATTTGAATGTTGTTCGTGCTCAAGGTACGGGCATGTTGAATGCTACCGGTTCTAACACTGGTGTGGCTATCGAAATCGATAACCCAACAATTTATTTTAACGGTATCTATAATACAACACTTGCTTCTAACAACTACATTGCTCGTTTCCCTGGCGGTCTTGGAAACAGCATTGCAGTTATCACATTCGCTAACGGTGCAGCATGGACTGCGGCAGCTACTAACCCATCCAGCCCTTACTACACCTATGCGAACTATTTCTCATGGGCACCAAACACAACTCCTTACGTAGCTCAGGTCACCAATGGTCAGGTTACAGGAGACGAACTTCACATCCTTGTTGTGGATGCTGGTGGTTTGATCACCGGCAAGGCAAACAGTGTTCTTGAAGTTTACCAAGGTCTTTCTCGTCTTAAGGACGGTCTTGACGCATACGGTAACGCAAACTATTACAAAGAAGTCATTTGGTCTCAATCTAACTATATTTACAACGTTGGTGTTCCTTGCTCTAACACTGTTGGTTGGGGTAACACTACAGCACAACAAATTGGAACCGGTTCATTCGGTAACGATGCAAGCGCAAACGTTGCACAATTTGCTAATGGAAACAACGGTGTAGTAACTTCTGCTAACGTGGTAACTGGTCTTGGATTGTTTGCAGATCCTACCTTCGTTCAAGTTAACTTGTTGATGACAGGTACTTCTAACACTGTTGTCCAGAACTACGCTATTCAAGACGTTGCTGCGGTTCGTAAGGACTGTGTTGCATTCTGTTCTGCTCCATTGAGTGCTGATCAAACATCTTCTGGTGCTCTTGCTCCAGTACTTGCTTGGGGTGCAAATGTTGCTTACAACTCTTACGCTGTTCTTGATACCGGTTACAAGTACCGTTACGACAAGTACAACGACAAGTACCGTTACACTCCATTGAACGGCGATATCGCTGGTCTTTGCGCTCGTACCGACCAAACCAACGCTCCATGGTGGTCTCCAGCTGGTCTTCAGCGTGGTGTGATCAACAACGTTGTGAAGTTGGCTTACAACCCAGGTCAAACTGACCGTGATGCTCTTTACCAGGCAGGAATCAACCCGGTTGTTTCTCTTCCAGGCCAGGGAACACTTCTTTACGGTGACAAGACCCACTTGAACTATGACTCTGCATTCAGCCACATTAACGTGCGTCGTTTGTTTATTGTCATGGAACAACAGATTAGCCTTGCAGCACGTTCTAGCTTGTTCGAATTCAACGACACGTTCACTCGTGCTCAGTTTGTCAGTTTGATCAACCCATATTTGAGAACGATCCAGGGTCAGCGTGGTATCACTGCGTTCCAGGTTGTTTGCGACACCACAAACAACACACCTGAAGTTATCGATGCTAACCAATTCGTTGGTGACATCTATGTTCAGCCAGCCCGTTCTATCAACTTCATTTTGTTGAACTTCGTTGCTGTGGCAACTGGAGTCAGCTTCAACGAAGTTATTGGCCAGTCTGGAATCGCGTAATAAATAAGGGAATCAGGAGATAACATGTCATTCGATGTAACTCAATTTAGGACTAATCTTACAGGTGATGGTGCTCGTGCCAACTTGTTCGATATTCAACTTCCATTCCCTTCTTACGTCAATTTGGCGGGTCAAGCAGGTCAATTGGTAACTTTCCAGGCTAAAGCTGCTCAGCTTCCAGGTACGACAATCGGCACCGCTCCACTTTACTATTTCGGTAGGGAAGTGAAGCTTGCTGGAAACCGTCAATATCAAGACTGGACAATTCAGGTTATCAACGATGAAAACTTCACCATTCGTTCAGCATTTGAACAATGGGCAAATGGTATTAACGATCCAGTTCTTAACGTTCGTAATACTGCTGCTGAAATCATCGACGGTGGTTACGGTGTTGATGCTACCGTTACTCAGTACGGTAAAGACGGCACTCAAATCAATCAGTATCAGTTCATTGGCATTTGGCCAACGGATGTTTCTCCAATTGAACTTGATTGGGGCAGCAATGATCAAGTCGAAGAATTTACTGTAACTCTTGCAGTTCAGTACTTTCTTTCTGCTGGCGCTGGAGATTATCAACCAGCAGCAGTCTAATTTTTGAAAGGATTATATTATGGCTTTAAAGCTATTCGGCTTCACTATTGCAAGGGATGACGAAAAAGAAATCCCTGAAAGTGTAGTTTCTCCTGCATTAGATGACGGTGCAGTCAATATAAATTCTGGCGCGCATTACGGAATATATGTTGACCTTGATGGCAGCTACAGAAGTGAAGTTGACCTTCTTTCTAAGTACCGCACGATGGCTATGCAGCCAGAAATGGAAAATGCCATTGACGATATTATTAACGAAGCTATCGTCCATGACGAGCACGGTAAGGTTGTAGACATTGTTCTTGATGATCTAGATCAACCAGACAACATCAAAAAGCTTATTCGCGATGAGTTCGGCAACGTTCTCAAACTTTTAGACTTCAATAAGTTTGGTTCCGAAATTTTTCGTAGATGGTATGTCGATGGTCGTGCGTATTGGAATGTGGTTATTGATCCAGACAAACCTCGTGACGGTATCCAACAATTGATCTTCATTGACCCACGTCGTATCCGTAAGATTCGTAATATCACAAAACAAAAGAACGCAGACGGTGTTGATGTTATTACCAAGATCGAAGTGTTCTATCTTTACAACGAAAAGATTGTTAACAACAACATTCAAACTCCACAAATTATCGGTAACTTTGCGGGTGGCGTAAAGCTATCTGAAGACTCTGTTATCCATTTAACTTCTGGCTTATTTGATCCGGCCAAATCAACGGTCTTAAGTTACCTTCATAAAGCGATTCGCCCTATGAATCAGCTTAGATTCATCGAAGATGCAACGGTCATTTATAAGGTCACGAGAGCGCCTGAAAGGCGTGTGTTTTACGTAGACGTTGGCAACATGCCGCGTGCTAAAGCAGAACAATATTTGAAAGATGTCATGACCAAGTTCCGTAACAAATTGGTTTATGACGCCGGTACTGGTGAAATCCGTGATGACCGTAAACACTTTTCTATGCTTGAAGACTTCTGGATGCCGCGTCGTGGTGGTGACAGCAAGTCAACTGAAATTACAACCCTTCCTGCCGGTCAAGGTTTCGACAACATGGATGCTGTGTTGTACTTTGAAAAGAAGCTATACCGTGCTTTGAACGTTCCTATTAGCCGTCTTGAAGCCGGTACAGGGTTTAACCTTGGTCGTAGTTCTGAAATCAGCCGTGATGAAATTAAGTTTGACAAGTTTGTTCAAAAACTTCGTAACCGTTTCTCTATTTTGTTTGATGAACTATTAAAGCGTCAGCTTGTTCTTAAGGGTGTTTGTACCCTAGATGAATGGGCAGAAATGAAGCAGGATGTTCAGTATCGATTTGAGACTGACAACAATTTTACAGAATTAAAAGAAGCCGAGATGATCACAAATCGAATCAACACGTTGATGTTGGTCGATCCGTTTGTTGGCAAGTATTACAGTCACCTTTGGGTTCAGAAAAACATCCTTTGTATGGATGAAGAAGAAATTGCTGTCGAAAAGAAGCAAATCAACAAAGAAGCCAAGGACATGGAGAAGGAATCTGGCGCATTAATGGGTGGCCCACCACCAGGCGAGCCACCTCCACAAATGGGTGCTGATGGCAAAGTTAAAGAACAAAAGCCAGTTGGTGATCCCAAGTCATTAAACAAGCGAGTTGCTGATCAACTTGTCTAAGTCCTTAATTAGCTAAATAAATTGTCGAACATAACCCGTTTATCGAGGAATCAACCATGTCTCTAGTACAACTTGCTCACAACAAAGATGCTGTTAATTTTCAAAAAGCTTTAACCGAAAGGCTAGAAGCCAAGGTTGGTCAAGTATTGGCCGAGACCAAGATTGAAATCGCAAGCACTCTTCTTGAAAATCCAAACGGCATTACTAGCTCTGCTGGTGGTGTTAAGACTAAGGCCGAGGGTGGCATGGTTGGTAAAGACCGTCTTCCTGATACAACCGATATCAAGTCATCTGAAGGAATTGCGCCTCCAGGTGGTACACACATTTCTGGTGTAACCAAAAAGCCTTCTCCACATGAAAAAGGTGGAAGGAGTGTTCCTGGTGACAACAGTACCTTTGACGCAAAGATGCCTGGTAAGACCAACGAAGAAACTGCACCAAAGCCTGAACCACATGAACAAAAGTCTGCTGGCAAGGGAAAGCGTGCTCTTCGTATGATGATGAAGAAGAAGTACGACAAGAAGCAACATGATGAATCTGTACAGGTGATTCCCCACGGTGAAGTAAACGAAAAAATTATTTCTCCAGGTACAGTTGAACACATGTCCCATGCTGTTCACGCTTGTGCAACCGGTCATTGTCCTGCTGTGTCACACCGTGGAACGTTTACTCACTATGAACACCCACATTATAGCATTCATAAGGACCATGGTGGAATTCATCCTGACAAGGCTGAGCATCATTATTACGTAGCCGGTGCTGGTGGAATGCATCAATTTTCTGTTCACCACAGCAGCAAAGGTGTTGACGTTAAGCACGTTAAGCAGGTTTCTTAATTAGGAGAACCTTAATGAGTTCATTCAAACAATTTTTAGAAGAAAAGAATCTAGCCATTCATGTAAAGAAAGGCGGGTTTCATGCTTGGTTAGGTAAGTCTCCTGACGAACCAATCACTGCGGCAGATATTGCCAAGGGTAAGGCTGCTGGTGGTCATGCTGAAAAAATGGCCATTTTTGCTCAAAACTTTGGACATGTTGGTGAAGAAGTTCTTGATGAAGCATCTCCAGTAACTGGAACCAGAATGGTGTCTAGGCACGGAGTTGTTGGTTCTGCGCACCATGCGGAAGTTCGTTACAACAAAGATTACGAAGAATACTCTGTTCACCACTACGCACACGGTAAGCACATGGGTGAAGGCCCAGTTTCTTATCACGGTAACGATAAAGAAGATGCTAAGAACACCGCAGAACATGAAGTAAAAAGACATGCTGTGAAAGAAAACGTACAAGAATCATCTGACGAGATTCTAACCCATACGAAGCGTCACACTGATCTCGATGCTTGGAAAACTGACGCTGCGCGTCATGGGTATGTTGTTCACAATGACACTATATTTAAAGATCATTATGTTGCACATGTAAAAGGTGAAAAACCATACGGAAAGCATAGTCGTGGAAGTTTTAACACGACACTTCAAAAGGGCGTAGTGCATTCTATCAAAGAAGACACAATCAACGAATTGAGCAAAAAGACTCTCGGTTCTTACATCAACAAGTCCGCTAATGAAGTTCATAGCGCTGGATGGGCACAAGGAAAAGCTAAATCAATTTATGCTCATGACAGATCAACAAAGTGGGCCGATAAGCGTAAAAATGGTATCGAAACAGCTACTAAGAAATTGACTAAGGAAGAAACAACGGTTAACGAAAAGATCACTGACAGTAAGGAACAGCTTGAAAGGGCTATTGCTGCTGCTGAACGTAAAGCACAAGCTGCCCCATCTAGCCAAACATCTTCTTATGTTGAAGCTTTGAAGAAAGCATTGCGTCGTATCAAAGGTCGTAAGAACATTCGTGCCGATGAAGTCGGTTTGAAGGCTGAAGAAACCGAGAAGCATGAGCCAAACCACAAGGAACACGGTAAGGGCAAGCGTGCCGCACGTTTTAAGTTTAAGAAAAAATACGACAAGCAGAACGAAGGTACTGAGTACTTTACTGAAGAACTTGGTCCAGAACATCATGCAGCATTACACCGTTATGCAACAAAGCACGGTCGCACTTGGAAAAACAAGTTAAACACTGATTGGGAAAAGGGTCACACTCATGGTGATGACACTGCCGCTCTTCGTCAGGTTCGCAACAACATTGGACCATCTGGTCTTATGAAATACAAATTAGACCCTAGCCGTGACGATCATCCAAACAATGCTTGGAAAACAAGAATACATTCAAAAGGTGAACATGATGTCAAGGAAGAAGTACAACCATTAAGCGAACTTTCAAAGAAAGTTCTTAAGTCTTATCGTGAAAAAGCACTCAATCAATTGAAGTCTGGTTCAGGTCCTTTAAACGGCAAAGAAGAAAAGCGTTTCAATGGTGTCGCTAAGTCTGTAAAAGAAGAAATTGATGAAGGTCTTTTTGAATTGATTTACGAAGCCGATCAAGCTTTCCACACACAAGATGAGTTTCTTAACCACGCACAATCTCGTGGTCACAAAATTAAAACAATTCTTCGTGGTGCCAACGCACATCTTCATGCTAAAGATCCTAGCTCAGGCAAAACACATGGTCTATTTGATGTAAAGAAAGAACATGGTGTTTATTCAACAATGCCTATTCACGTTGGTGAAGGTGTTGAAACTATCGATGAACTTTCAAGAACTACTTTAGCTTCTTACGTTCGTAATGCAGCTTCTGATATGGGAGATCGTCAGGTCGATCATATGAGATCTAAACATGGAAGTGAAGAAGCAAACAAGCATTTGCACAAATTTAGCAAAAGGTATAGGGGAATTCTTAGAGCTACAAATCATAAAAGATTAGCAAAAGAAGAAACCATCACCGAAGAAATGTCAGATGCTGCACATGAACTTGTGCTTCATGCCGACTATGATGCTCATTTGCACCACAGTTCTCATCAGCCAATTATTTCTAATTTGAAAAAGAAAGCCAAGAAAGGTTCTTACGATCCAGAAAAGGCAAAAAAACTTTGGAAGTATCACGCTGACCGTGCTGCACAATCTTATCACAAACAACATGGCGATAAGCACACTGCATGGCATCACATGTTTACCACACATGATCGTCATCAGGCAGCTGCCCATTGGGAAGCACACCACAGGGATGAAGTTCACGAGTAACCATGAAGAAATTCAGCGATCTACTCAAGGAAATAACCGAATCAACAGCATTTAACGACCCACCGGTAATGCTAGTGTTGCGTCGTAAAGCTATTCGTACATTTCCTGGTGGTCAAAGTATAGCTCAATATACAAATGACAATTTGAAGATCGATGTAGCTATTCCTTACACACCTGGTCAGTTGGGTAAAAAGCACACAAACATAGCAACAACTTCAGAAGAAACTCATCCAAAATTTACTAAAGTAAGAATCAACAAACCAGATGATGAATATCATGGTGAAGTTGGTGCCGTCACTGGACATTTCTCTAAAGATCCAAACAAGCATTTTGTCGAATTCTCTGATGTTAAAGGCAATAAGAGAGTTTATAAGGGTCACGAATTGACAGCAGAATCAATGATGACTATAGATGAAATTAGGGATTTAGGGAAAGATTCACGAGATATTAATGCAGGTTTGGGTCATAGGTATTCACATCTTCGCGTAAAAGAAAACCCAAAAGCGCATAAGGCTAATTCTAGCTATGCGGCTTGGACCGTTCACGGTAAAAATGATGGTGATAAAAAAGGTAAAGCAATAGCCACATTGGTACACAAACTTAATACTAAATTTGAAGAAACTCAAATCGGTATTGATGAAGCCATGTCACCTGAACTTAAAAAGATTCGCAAAGAACGTGCAATGTTCAAGCGTGATCTTTCTCGTCAAGAAGACAATTTTGACACAGCAAAACAGCGTCTAGACTGGGCCAAAAAGGCTCTTGCTGGTCACATAAAAAAGCACGGAAAGACGTTAAACCCATTGGGTGAAGAGATTGTTAATGAACTTTCACAGAAAACTCTCAAATCATACATCCACAAAAACCTTGATGCACACGGTAAAGATAGGAAAGGAAGAGAAACACAAAGAGCTTTTGGATTTTATCGTGCTATCAACAAAATAAAAAAAGAAGAAGTTGAAAACGATACTATTATGGAAGCAACAATTCATTCTTTGCATACTATTATGAAAACACAACATCCTGCAACTGTTCGTTTCAGAGATGGTTCAACAGCAATGATCGATCATCCAACAGCGCATCAAGTAATGCACCTTCACGGTAAGGTCAATCGTCAGAACAAGAAGAAGATAGAAAGCTTAATAAATAGTGGTGCTAGCGGAATCAAAAAGATTAGCGCATTCATCGCTAAACATATGAAGGTAGGAAAATAACATGGCACCAAACGTACCAGAAGTTCAAATTTTGTTTGATACAGGTGATAAGACTGTGGTCAAGGTTGTCGGTTATTTTACCGCTGCAACTAACAGTAACACCAAGATCGTTCAAGCTAATACACTCAGCTATGCAAACTCTAGTTTGCCTTGCATTCTTTCAGCAACAACCGTGCAGTACGCAGCAGGTTTTGCTAACGGATATTGCTCTATTCAATGGGCAGCTGGTGGAGCAGCAACAAACAACGATATGTTGATTTTGGGTGGTAAAACATCTAGCCAATTTGTTGCCTACATGCCAAACCCTCTTGCATCAAACACTGCAAACCTTGCCGGTGGCAGTGGTGATATCAACTTGTTTATCGAAGGCGCTGAACCGTTCGACTCATTCTCTTTGATCCTTACATTGATTAAAGAAGGTGGTGCTGGTGGTGGTTACGCAAATGTTTACGCACAATACAACGATAACTTCTTTGGATTGGCTAAGCAGCCAGCTTAACAATGAAACTTTTTAGGGCATATCTCAGAGAAGATAGGCTAGATGAAATAAGCAAAACAACACTTGCTTCTTACATCAAAAAGTCTAGCAAAGAGATTGCTCATCATGCATCAGCTAAGGAAAAGGTTCCGAAGAAAGATATTGAAGCTAATGCTTATCATAAAGGTAAGTTGAAGAAGAGATTGGCAGGTGTTAGGAAAGCAACTACTAAGCTTAAAAAACAAGCTAGTGTAGTTAAATTACCGAAACCAAAACCAGTCAAAATAGCTAAACCAAAGAAGGTTGCTAAGAAAAATAGTCTAGCTGGACAAGGTGTTTATAACCTTATTAGCAGGGGCATTTCTTCAGGTATCAAGAAAGGCACTATTGGAATAGTTCGAAAGGTTTTGAAATGAGTTTTAAGGCACATGCAGGAGCCAGGATAAAGCGAATCAGATCGCGTATTCGTGGTGGAAAGATACAACGAAACATCAAGAGAAGTGGTGTCAAAGGATACGCTTTGCGTGGTGGTAAGTTGGTACGTATGTCTGCCGCAGAAAAACTACATAGAAGAATGGGTGCAAGAAAAGGTAAGTTGAAGAGAAGGGCAAAAGCCGCTAGATCATTGATCAAAAGATTAAGAAGTTTAAAACGCAGGGATAGCTTGGGATTGTAAAAATGAAACTATTAACAGAAGCATTCGATTCAAGAGTTCTTATCGAAGAAGGTAAGGACGGTAAACCTAAGCAGTATTTTATTGAGGGTATCTATATTCAATCTGAAGTACGCAATAGAAACAATCGTATGTACAAGTACGAAAGCCTTAAGCCAGAAGTTGACCGTTATATTAAAGAAATGATCGACACTAACCGTGCCGTTGGTGAATTAGGTCACCCAACTAGCCCAACTATTAATTATGATCGTGCTAGCCACAAAATCCTTTCTTTGAAAGAAGACAAATACAATTGGATCGGTCGCTCTAAGATCCTTAGCACCCCAATGGGTGAATGCGTCAAACATTTAATTGATGACAACGTTCAATTTGGTACTTCAACCCGTGGTATGGGATCTCTTAAAGAATCTAATGGTTTGAACATCGTCCAAAGTGATTATCACCTTGCTACTGCCGGTGATATTGTTTCAGATCCTTCTGCTCCAGATGCTTTTGTAAATGCCATGATGGAAGGTCGCGAATGGATATGGGCTAATGGGGTGATTGTCGAGGCGGATATTGCTGAAATGAATAAGACAATCAAAGAAGCTAAACAACATCAATTAGAAGAAGTTGCTTTGTCTATCATGCAAAATTATTTGAGCAAGCTTTAATGAATGATTGTTATGTATACGCTCTAGTCGAGCCATTCAATGATGTCCCATTCTACTTTGGTAAAGGAACTGGCGATAGAGCATTTGTACATGGCAGAACAAGAGATAAGCACAATAAGGATAAATGTAGAATTATTAATACTATTAGATCTTTGGAACTTGAACATCGAGTCGAATTTGTAGCCACCGAGTTGTCTTCAGAAGAAGCTTTGAAACTAGAGAAATTCTGTATAGAACGATTCAGATTGATGTATCCAAACTATGAATTAACAAACAAAGATAACATGATTCCTGATAGAACAGGAACCAGAATGTCCGTAAAGGCTATAGAAAAGATTAAGAATTGGCACAAGCGAAACAAGCAAATCCCTTGGATAAAGGGTAAGACGATAGCTAATGGTGGCCTACCATCAAATCACGGCGAATTGATTTCCGCTGGGATGAAGAAATAGATAATCCCCTGAAATTCAAAAGTATAAATAAACCCGTATTCCAAGGAGTTCTAAAATATGTCTCACAAGTCACTAACCGAAGCAGCAGCAGAAGTACTAAACAAGTCTCGTACCGATTCTCCAAGAATGCCTATGCAAGACCTTGAAACGGTACGTGGACCGCAACCACAAGCACAAGGTCGTGTAGATCTTGGTGGTGCAACTCATAAGGACCCACAGGGCAATGAGATTGGTAAGGTAACCGCTGCACACCGTGGTGTTGCAACACCTCCTGGCGAATCTGCTACACAAGATAGCAATGAGCCAATGCACGATTTGAAGATTGCCGGTGGTGGTCGTGAAGCAGCTGCAAAAGCTTCTCTTCAAGGTGCTGGCGCACATACATCTCCAGATGAAAACAATGGCGAAGGCGTATCTACTGCCGGTCATGAATACATGCATCCTACTAAGGAAGAATTTGAACTTACTGACGAAGAGCTTGCAGAAGCAAAGGCAGAAAAAGTTGCCAGAATGAAAGAAAAGATGAAGGAAAAGGACGTTAAGGAAGATATCGATGCGATTCTTTCTGGCGAAACATTCTCTGAATCTTTCAAGACCAAGCTTACCACTATTTTTGAAGCCGCAGTTCTTGCCCGTGCCGTTATGGTTGCAGAAGAACTTGAAGCCGAAATCATTGCAGCAGCAGAAGAATCTGTTGAAGAAATCACTGCTGAAATGGAAGAACAGGTCGAAGAATATTTAGACGCTATGGTCAACGAATGGAAGGAAGAAAATCAAGTTGCTATTGAGTCTGGTTTGAAAGCCGAAATCGTTGAAGATTTTCTTAGCGGTTTGAAGAATTTGTTTGAAGATCACTACATCGAATTGCCTTCTGAGAAGGTAGATGTTGTTGAAAGCTTGACACAAGAAATTGCAGAACTTACAGAAAAGCTAAATAACAGCATCAATGCACAAATTGATCTTGGAAAGAAGATCAACGAAGCAAAGAAGGAAGAAATCCTTGTTAAGGTTTGTGAAGGTCTCACCGCCACACAAGCAGTCAAGGTAAAGACTCTCGCAGAGGGAGTTGAGTTCGTCACAGAAGACGATTACAAGAAAAAGTTGACCGTAGTTCGTGAGAGCTATTTCAACAAGGTGAAGCAGGACAATCAGCAACCAGCAACAGTTAATTCTATTGCTCTAGCAGAAAGTGAAGTTCCTGCCCAGAACGAGACGGAAAATTCCCCTCTTATGGACGCTTATGTAAATGCTATTTCTAGGACTCAACTTTAATTGCGATAGAGGAAAACAAAAATGTATCTTTCAGAAAATCTACAAAAGAAGTGGTCTCCAGTTATGGACCACCCAGGTCTTGCACCAATTGGTGACAAGTACCGTCGTGCCGTCACTGCCGTTATTCTTGAAAACCAAGAAAAGGCTGCTCGTGAAGAAGCACGTATTAACAACGGATTCTTGACAGAAACTGCTCCAGCAATGGCAGCAGGTACTGGTGGTTACAGCGGTTCTGCCGCAGCAGCTGGTCCAGTAGCCGGTTTCGACCCAATCTTGATCTCTCTTGTTCGTAGGTCTTTGCCTAACTTGATCGCATACGACGTATGCGGTGTTCAGCCAATGACTGGTCCAACAGGTTTGATCTTTGCAATGCGTTCTAAGTACACCCTTGCTAACGACACCACCTTCGGTGTTGAAGCTTTGTACAACGAAGCAAACAACCAGGTGTCTGGTAACGGTACCTTCAGTCCATTTGACGGTACACAGAACACCAACCCAGCAAACTCAAGCTTTGGCTTGGCTAACACTGGTTACGGTTTCCCAACAGGTGTTGGTGAAGATCTTGGCGGTGCATACGCATGGGGAACCATGGGTTTCAGCATCGAAAAGGTTACAGTTACTGCAAACACTCGTGGTTTGAAGTCTGATTACACCTTGGAACTTGCACAAGACTTGAAGGCAATTCACGGTCTTGACGCAGAAACCGAGTTGAGCAACATTCTTTCAACCGAAATTTTGGCCGAAATCAACCGTGAAGTTATCCGTACAATCTACGCAACAGCTAACGTTGGTGCGCAGTTCGGTTCTAACGTCGCTGGTATCTACAACCTTGCATTGACTGGTGGTGACACCGCAGGCCGTTGGCAGGTTGAAACTTACAAGTCTTTGATCATGCAAATTGAGCGTGAAGCAAACAAGATTGGTAAGGACACTAGGCGTGGTAAGGGTAACATGCTTATCTGCTCTACTGACATCGCATCTGCGTTGGCAATGAGTGGTTTGCTTGATTACCAGTCTGCATTGACCAACAACACCAACTTGAACGTAGACGACAGTGGCAACACTTTCTGCGGTACCTTGTTCGGTCGTATGAAAGTTTATGCCGATCCTTACTCTGTATCTGGTGCTGACTACGTAACCGTTGGTTACAAGGGTCAAACTGCATACGACGCAGGATTGTTCTATTGCCCTTACGTTCCTCTTCAGATGGTTCGTGCTATCGACCCTAACACCTTCCAGCCAAAGATCGGCTTCAAGACTCGTTACGGTTTGGTTGCAAACCCATACGCAGGTGGAACTAACCAGCAACTTGGTGCTATCACAGCTAACACCAACTGCTACTACAGGAAGTTCATTGTTATTAATTTGAAATAATTAATACTTTGATAACCAACTTAGACGGCTCCGAAAGGGGCCGTTTTTGTTTGTGCATACATAGAAAATGCACTATATCATTTACCGTCTGACAAACAGGAACACCGGCAAGATTTATGTCGGTATAACGTCCACTAGCCTAACCCAGAGACTTGCAGCACATCAAAGTTCTGCTAAAGGTGGCTCGTTTTATATACTTCATCAATCTATAAGAAAACATGGTTGGTCAACTTTCATTGTTGATCATATCTTCACTGCATTTGATGAGTTATCAGCAAAGGAAATGGAGAAATATTTTATAGCTGAATATAGAAGCTACGGTGGTGGCTATAATATGACTCCTGGAGGCGACGGACATCCATGCACACCAGAGATAGCTGAGGCTATTTCCAAAGCTAAGAAAGGCAAACCTCTTCCTTGGATGATAGGTCACACTCACAACAATGGTTTCTTCTGGATAACCGATGGAATCACATCTATGCAATGTAGAGACGGCTTCATTCCGGAAGGTTGGAGGCGCGGTAGAATCAATAAGGTTGGTCCGCGCCTGAACGGTACCAACAGACCAAAATTCCCTAATGGATACGCCAAATAGACTATTAAGAATATAAAGCCCATAATATGAGTATCTTAATATTTGAGAATTAATATGGGCTTAGAGAACGAGTATCTATTTCATCAGTTGACGAAACTGGCTGATTCCATTCACAAAGAATTCGGTGCTCCAAATCTATTGGAATTAGACACAACTGTGATGCCTCCTGGTGTGCTGATAGTCTCGTGCAATGATGTCGATCACATGACTCAGACCATCAAAACATACGATGACGGTAAGCCAATACGCATCATGCGTAGATTTACATTCCACATCGAAAACAATGGCAATATTGAATTAGATTCATTGCAAGTATCTCCAGCTTGGCTCAATAAACCCGGAATGATTTATGCACACGCCAGTCCCAACGGCGTCGTTGCTCATATTAAACATTGGTTGGAAACACAATGAATGATCAAGAAGAAAATATAGCTGCTGGCATCAGACAGATACTAAAACGCGCTGATGAGTTAAAAGACCTTGTCATTGCGTGGACAATCATAGATTTGTTCTGGTTCTGTGTTCTGTGCTGGTTCCATTTTCCAATAATGTGGACTGGTGTTTTAATTACCATCATAGCCATACAGTGGTATCTACACAAGAAGTGGTCTAGATTATAATGTACAATCTGAATCGTCTCCGTGAAACTTTTCTGATCCGATCAACTATTAAGGATGAAATCACATCTGGGTTGGCGAAGATAGAGTCTTCCTACCCATACAAAGACTATTACACTATTACCACATTCAAACAGAGCGAAACCGATTTAATCGTTCAGGTTTGGGAAAACTATCGTTTCTAATGAAAATAGCTTGCATCACACAGGTCCGTGATGAATGCGATATTATTGAGTTGTTTGTTCGAATCAACAGTCGTATTTTCGATCACATTTATATCATTGACAACAACAGTGTTGATGCGACCGCTTACATTCTCAATAAACTCAAACAAGAAGGTTTACCAATTAGCACCACATTTGATGGTGATAACACCTACAATCAGGACGGTCTAGTCACGAATGCCCTTCGATCCATCAATGCCAATGGTCAATATGATTGGTTTATGTTTTTGGATGCTGATGAATTTCTCGAAGAGACCAAAGACGATATCCTAGAGAAATTAGAGAGAACACCAAAACACCTTGTTCCAAAGGCCATGTGGCGATCTTGGGTGCCGACAAGTTTGGATTATTTTGAACACAAAAACCCTTTATACACCGTGTTCAATCCATTGGAAAACGAGAATCATATTACTTACAAAGCGATCATTGATCGGAATCGTGCGCCACATGTGAAGATCACGCATGGTAATCATGAGTGGAAAAGACTAGATAACGGTTTGATTGTACCTGACTACTATTCAGGTATTAGGATCAATCATTTTCCTATTCGTAGTGTTGAGCAAATAACATCAAAAGCTGTTCTGAACCATTACAGACAGTTGACTAGGAACGCAGCAAAAGCAAACAACAAAGCCGATCTTGGGCGTGTCAGAACATTCTTTCAGTTGGCAAGCATTCACACAGAATTAAGGAAAAAGAATTTTGCTGCGACTTTGGAAGATTTGCGTCGTTGGGCGGTTTGGTATAACACAGAGATTCCTCCTACCGGTAGAGATCCACAGATCGATTCAGCGATTCCTGGGGTTGGATTCGGTTTTGAGGATGATGAGATTCAATATCTCGACCTATCAAAGATCTACCTTGGGGCACGCTTTGACAAGCAGATGGACATCATGCACGGTGTTATTATGAAAATGCACCGTAAATTACAGGAGTTCGGAGTAGCCCTATAAATAGGGGATGAGTATAACACCCTTAATTGCTGGCATTAATGCCAATCCAACTGATCAAAACTTGCTTCAATCAAGCACGTTTCAGATGACTTTTTCTAGGCTCCCTTACGTTCAATTTTTCCTTCAAGATGTCAACATTCCAGGCATTAGGGTAGCCGCAGC